CAGCTGAATTATTTGCTAAAATTAAAAGTTTAACAACCGAAGCGTTGTTAGAAATTTACAATGTAGATATTTTTATTAGATAAAAATTGGTTTTTTGGTATGTTTGATATATTTATTTATAAATAAGATTTTAATAAAAACTTAAAGACATGTCAAACTTAACTAAAAAAACAGTTAAAATCAAAGAATCTCACCTTGTTGATTTAATCGACAACATTGTAAATGAAGCAGTTGCAGTAAAAAAACAAGAATGGCTTAATGAGCAAGCTCAGAAAAGTAAAAAAGCTAACTCTCTATTTGAAAACAGAATTGCTGCATTAGAGAAAAAATTGTTACAATTAACTGAAGGTAGAAAGTAATTTCGAACTAGAAAATATTAAAGGCTAAGGTGGTTATTCAATCACCTTAGTCTTTTATTTTTTTATGATAACGAGATATTTATTTATAAATGTTTCATTTCATGGAAAAACTAACAAAAGAGACCACACCTCTTACTTCAAGTGTGGAACGTGATGATTTTATTGCTGCTAGTGAAAAAGCGTTTGATTGCGCTTTTGACGGTACTTCAAAATTTTATCCATGGCAATTGCCAGCTAGTATTCCTAAAAAATTTAAACTAGGTGTTATTGTTGGTTCTAGTGGTTCTGGTAAATCAACACTTTTAAAAAACTTTGGAATTGAAGAAACCCCACAATGGGACCCAAATAAATCTATAGTATCACATTTTGATGAACCAGATGAAGCCATAAATAAATTAGGTAGTGTCGGGTTGAATTCTGTACCTTCATGGTACAAACCTTACAATGTGTTATCTAACGGAGAAAAGTTTAGAGCTGATTTAGCGCGTAAAATTAAAACTGGTGCTGTCATTGATGAGTTTAGTAGTGTGGTTGATAGAGCTGTGGCTAAAGCGGCCAGTGTATCGTTATCTAGGTATATCAAAAATAACGAAATTGAAAATGTGGTTATATCAACATGCCACCGTGATATATTGAATTGGTTGGAACCTGATTGGGTTATTGATACGGACACAGGAGAACTGATGGACGGTTTTTTTTTGCCCGCCCACAAATCAAACTTGACATATATCGCACAAACTATGATAGTTGGGGAATGTTTAAAGACCACCATTATTTAGATGGAAATGTGAATAAAGCGGCCAGATGCTATGTTGGTGTATGGGAAGGACATGTTGTGGCGTTTGGGGCTGCTATAACTATGCCTAGTGGTACGTTAAAAAACGCGTGGAGAGGGCATAGAACAGTTATATTGCCAGATTTTCAAGGTATGGGTATTGGTGTTAGATTTTCTGATGCTATCGCTCAAATACACATAGATGAAGGTCATAGGTATTTTTCAAGAACCGCACACCCTAGGATGGGATATTACCGAGAACATTCTGATTTATGGGTTGCCACTAGCAAAAATAAAAAATTAAGAAAAGATGTGTCTGTTAAAAATATGTTCAAAGAACATTATTTTGATAACAAGAGAATTTGTTTCAGTCATGAATACACAGGAAAAAAATAAGGGCCAATCGGCCCTTAATTATTTATTCTACATTACCAGTTATTGTAACAACACACATAACCATTCCGTTTTCAACTTTTGCTGTTTTAACTTTCATCACTTTAACATTTACAATAGCACCAGAAGCCAAACCTAATTTTTCTAGTATTTGATTCTTGGCTTTAGTTATAGCCAGTTCTTTTGCAAACTCAGCATTTGGACCAGATGTTTGAGCTGTTGATGTATAAGAACCGTCATCATTTCTAATAACACCAAGTTTATAGTCAGCACGTTCAATCGGTGATTTTGGTGTGTTTGCACTCATATTTGGTGACATCATGGTACTAGCAGCCATAGCAGCAGTACCTAATGCTCTACTAAATCTTCCTTCCTCTAATTCTTCACGTAGAAGGCGTTTAATTAATATTTTGTTGTTCTCGTTCATTTCAGTTGTTTTTGTTTCTTTTGTTATTTCCTCATAAGGTATTACGCTTATAACCCAATCCAAGTTACCTATTTTACCTCTTTTTATTTCTTTAAAAAATGGATTTTTATCTTTTATATTTTTTAAACGATTATCTAAATTATTAGAATCATCAAATAATAAAGAAATTTTATGTATCCCAACATTACCAGTTTTATATGATATTTTATAATTTTTAATATCTACTTTAATAGAATTAATATCAATATAAATATCTTTTGTTTCTGTATTTAATTTGTCTCTTAAATTATTAATATCAGAACCAGTGATTTGTTGTATATCTTGATTATTTGTCATATTTTTATCATCGGAAGAAACAAAGAAACTTTGTTTATAAGCTATGACATTATTATTTAATTTAAACGAAATTTCAACTGAATCACCAACTTGTTTAGCAACCCCGCCATAATAATTTTCTAATCGATTAATTAACCCATTTATTTGGTTATCATGTCTTTGAACATAATTAGAACCAATAGAGCCTCTAGTTGTAAAATGTGTATATGCTATTCCATCTAAAGATTGAACAATATCACAAGACGCTTTGGTAACAATTTTATCACCTTGTACATATGTTCTTACTTGTATGTTAGATACATCTGGTTTATTACCATTTTTTACTTGATTTTTTAATTCGTCTTCAACTCTTTTTGCAAAATCATCTTGTAATCTATTTGAACCTAAAATACCATGAACTAAATCTAAATCTGGGTTAGATAACGGTTGAGAATCTATAATATTTACTTTAGCTAAAACTTTTTGTGTTTGTGTTTGGCTCATTGGCGTTATGTTTGAACCTTTAGCTATTTGAGGGTTACCCATTAAACTTAGACCTAATGAGGCTGCTGCTATAGAACTTTTAATACCTTCATTAGTTTTTTCTTTATCATTTTCCCATTTTTTATTCGCACTTTTTTCCATTTTTTCTAGTCTATCGTAATAGTCTGGAAATTCAGATATGTGGTCGGTTGCTATTTCTATAGCTTTTTCTTTATCTGAGGTGTGTTCACTTTCAACTTTGGCGCCTTTTTTAATTTGAGATTCAATATCTGAAACTGAAACTTTAAATTTTTTAGCGATATCAGCTAGTGTTAGTTTATCAGATTTACCACCTTTGATTGTATTTTTCATAATATATTTATTTTATTGTTTTCTCAAATCAAATTTGAAATTAATAACTGCTAACAAAGCTGTGCAAACAGTTGTTACTGCTACCATTATATCAAACGCTAAAGTTAGTTTTAATGATGCGGCTTCTTTACCTATGTTGGTTATCCAATTTATTATTTGTTTTATATCACCATTTTGAATTATTGTTTCTTTAAAATTTTTAAATAATTGAAGCAACCCTTGAACCCCAGTGAAAAGTACTGCACCATCTTTAATAAACTGAATACCTAATTTAATTATTTTATCAAATACGTTTATTTTAATGTAAGTCATTAAACATGCAAGACCAAATTTAGCTATAAAACCTGTCCAACCGTTACCGTTTATTTCGTCAGTGACAATTCTTTTTAATTTGTTTAACATGTTTACCATTCCTTCGGTAAAATTAACTATATTAGGCAATTTTTCGGTTATATATGTAATTACAGATTGAGCATCATTTGTTAAATCTGTACATATTTTATTTAACCCTCTATTGGCTTTAGTCATATTTTCTGGTGATAAAATTAAATTTTTAAATAATATTACAATATCTTTAGTCGATTTAACTGCATCAATAGCTTTTACAACATATTCTTTACCTTTTTCAATCTGACCAACTAAATAGCTGTTAGCTGATTGTAAAACACCTTGTATTGATAAAGCTTCGTCAATTATTTGTTTTCTAAGTTCAAAAGAATAATACTCAAACAACGGTGTTTGGATACCCAAAACATGTTTTACATATTCACTATTTTCTATCAATAACATAGTCTGCTCATTCAATAGCATTTTTCTATCGTTTAAGGCAATTTCTTCTCTTAATAGTGTTCTAGTATTATTCATAAATTTCAGGGTGTATACGTCCCCATTTTCTTATTATTACACCAGCTGTTGCGTTGGCTTCATTTTCTATATCACTTCCGTCTTCACCATCTTTACTTGCATCTGTTATTCTTCCTTCTAGATTTTGTTTGTGGTGTGTTAATTCATGAGCTATTGAACGACATACATCTATAATAGCTCTATTTTTAACATATATCTTCATACGTTTTTCACCGTTGTTGTAATATGCGGTTGTTCTAAGGTCTGGTGTTCTTTCAAAAGCCAATTCAACTTTAATATCATCATCAATATCCAAATATTTTTTAGCAAAATTAACGAAATCAGCAACATCCAAAATATCTTCTTTATGTTTGGTTAGCAAACGTTCGTTAATATTTTCTTTTTTTGGTGTGTTATCATGACCACATTTATGACAAACGTACAAATCTTTTTTATCCGATTCAGATTCTTTCCAATGCCAATCACATTTTTTACATGTGATTGTTTTATCAATGGCTTCTCGCAATAATTGTTTTATCATTTGTTTCATAACAATAAATATTCTCTAAAACAAAAAAACCCACTTTCGTGGGTTTTATATTATTTTTTTGTTTTGGGTGTTTTTGGTTGTTTTACAATCAATGTATCGTTATCTTTATCATAAACGATGTTGATGGTTTGTCCTTCGACAATATGGTCAGCCAAAATTTCATCAGCTACCGTATCTTCTACATAATGTTGAAGGGTTCTGGTAAGAGGTCTAGCTCCGTATTCTTCATCATAGCCATGTTCTGCCAAGAAATCCAACGCTGCTTGTTCAATGCTTAAATCGTAACCCATTTCAACAACTCTTTTTCTAAGTTTTTCAAACTCAACGTTGATGATTTCGTGGATATCTTCGCGTTTAAGGCTGTTGAAGATAATCGCTTCATCGATACGGTTTAAGAACTCTGGTTTGAATTTCTTTTTAAGGGCTTTTTCGATAATGGCGCGCGCTTTGTTTTCTTCGTTTAACATTCCGTTTGGTGTTTCAAGACCCATTGTTTTACCAAATGAGTTAGCTTCTTTAACACCGATGTTAGATGTCATGATGATAAGAGCATTTTTGAAATTAACTTTACGACCTAAACCGTCAGTCAAGTGACCTTCATCTAACATTTGTAACAATAAGTTGAATACGTCTTCATGAGCTTTTTCAATCTCATCAAACAATACAACACAATGTGGTTTTCTACGAACTTTCTCAGTCAATTGACCACCTTGTTCGTACCCAACATATCCAGGAGGTGGACCAACCAATCTCGACACAGAGAATTTCTCCATATACTCAGACATATCAATTCTAAACAATGAATCAGCGTCACCAAACACTTCTTCTGCTAACAATTTAGCCAAAAGAGTTTTACCAACTCCTGTAGGACCTAAAAAGATGAACGAACCAACTGGTTTGTTTTTATCTTTGATACCGATACGGTTACGTTTGATAGCTTTAACTACTTTAGATACAGCTACGTCTTGACCTATAACTTTACCCATAAGAGCTTTGTCCATGTTAAGTAATTTTTTGGTTTCTTGTGTTGAAATTTTATTAAGAGGAATTCCAGTCATCATAGAAACAACTTCTGAAATCAAATCAACACCAACTTCCGTAATGTTAGACTCTAAATCTTCTTGCCATTTAGCATTGGCTTCTTTTAATTTGTCATCTAATTCTTTTTCTTTATCTCTTAATTTAGCCGCCTCTTCGTATTGTTGTTTTTTAACAACTTCATTTTTTTGAACTTGGATTTCACTGATTTGAGATTCTAAAGTTTTGATATTTTCTGGTTTTTCAACACTAACGTTTGTGGTGGCACCAGCTTCATCCAATACATCGATAGCTTTGTCTGGCATGGCTCTATCCATTATGTATCTAGAAGATAGTTTAACACACTCGTCAATAGCTTCTTCAGTATATTTTACTCTGTGATGTTTTTCATATTTTTCTTTGATGTTCATCAAAATAGTTTTGGTTTGCTCTAGAGTAGGTTCCTCAACAAGAACTTGTTGGAAACGTCTAGTAAGTGCACCATCTTTTTCAATGTTTTCGCGGTATTCATCTAGTGTTGTAGCACCGATGATTTGTATTTCGCCTCTGGCTAAAGCTGGTTTGAAAATGTTACTAGCATCCAACGAACCTGATGAATTTCCAGCACCAACAATTGTGTGTAATTCGTCTATGAACAATACGATATCTGGATTGGTTTTACATTCTTCCAACACAGCTTTCATTCGTTCTTCAAACTGGCCTCTATATTTTGTACCAGCAACGATGCTAGCCAAATCCAAGGTAAATATTTTTTTACCACTAAGTGTTCTAGGTGCGTTACCTTCATAGATAAGCTGTGCGAGTCCTTCTACGATGGCTGTTTTACCAACACCTGGTTCTCCGATAAGGACTGGGTTATTTTTCTTTCTACGTGAAAGTATTTGTGAAACCCTTTTGATTTCAACTTCACGACCAACCACTGGGTCTATTTCTCCTTTTTCTACAGCTTTGGATACGTCTCTACAGAAGTTATCCAATACTGGTGTTTTTGATTTAGAGTCGTTTACTCTGTTAGGTTTTTTTCTAAAACTGTCGTTTTCTTCGTGGTCATCACCACCAAATGCGCTGTTTTTTGCATCGTAATTTTCCATATCTTTTAAGGTTTTTTTAAAACGGTTATACGTTATACCACTTTTAGATAACAATTCATTTATCGGTAGCTTTGCTGCTAAAATACCTAGCATAACATGTGTTGTATCAATCATATTATGATTTAACTTTTCACATTCTTTATCAAGGCTTTTGATAATTGCTTTTGTTTCATCTGAAAATGGTAACGTTTTTCTACTTGTGTTTGCAACTCTTGGAGTTAAATCGCTTTGTCTTAAATAATCAGAGACTTTATCATACAAGTCAAAGGTATCTACTTTCATTTGATTTAAAAGTCTAGTACATTCATTATCGTTATCAATCATCATTGATAGGATAATATGTTCAGGTCTTATTTTAGTATCATCGAAACTTTTAGCTTCTTTGATAGCTTGATTCATAATTATTTTAACTTTAGGATAAATTTCTCTGTTCATAGTAAACGGGTTAATTTTATTTTTAGCAAAGATACTAATTTATTTTTAATAATGCAATATTGATTTATTAGATAAATATTCGTATATTTGTACAAACTATATAATGACATGGCAAATACAGCACCTAAATTTAGCAAAGTTGAACTTCTGCTTAAAGATTCGGTAATTACCAAGGGTTTACCTTCGGTCACAAGATTAGAATATTTGGATTGTGGTCTTATGATTACTGGTGATTATATCATCGTAATAGTTGATGAACGAGATGACATCAACAATTCGCTAACTAGCACTGGGAAAATATATCCAATGAAAGATATTGTTTCCTATAAAACACACGCACAATAACATTTTATTAATACAAAAAGAATGATTTTAAAAAAACAAACAAAAGACAATTTGGTTAAAGCAATCTACGCATCTTCTAATATTTGCGCTTCAACCTACGACACTCAAACCAAAGATTTGGTTATTATTTTTAACAACGGTGGGCAGTACAAGTACCCTAATGTTTCTGAGACAGATTATACCAGATTTGAAATAGCAGACAGTCAAGGTGTTATTTTCAACTCTCATATCAAAAAATATGATTTTCAAAAGTTAGACAAGGTTGACACAGCAGCTATCATCAAAGAAGTTAACGAGTTAAAAGACGCTGACAAACAAATCAAACTAAATCATTACACCAAAGAAATGATTGCAAAAATGCAAGCTGTAATTGCTTACTATGAAACAACTGATAGTATCGACCCAGCATTGTACACCAAGCTAAAATCAACCATGGGTGATTACGAGAACATAACAGCTTCTGCTGGTGCCAGTGTAGTAACTGACTAATTATGTTAATTACAAATAAAACAACAGTAAAGGACGTCGAAGGATGTCCTTTTATTGGTGTTGTTGATATGCCGTTGTTTATGCATTTTGACTTAGATGATGTCCCACTTTATGACCCAATTAGTTTCGAAAGAGTTTCTAAAAGAACTATGACGTCTAAACCTATAAATGTGACGGTTTTTAGAGGAAACTACAGAGATTTGGCTGAAAACACTAGATGCAAAGGTGGTATGGTTTATTTCTTACCAACCGATGATGGTAAGATAGTCCACAAAGATTCAGATGGTGAATATGTGCGCATGGCTCAAGTCAAACTGACCAACTATCATTTTAACCAAAAGGTTTATGAGTCTGCTAGAAAAGTTTATGAACCAGAAGTTGAAATATTGCAAAAAAATTACAAATACATTTTAATTAGAAGATAATGAAAAACAAAGACTACAAACGATTAGGTTTATTAAACTTTGAAGGTGATGTACTTAAAGCGTATCACATTCCAACAGCTAATATTTTTCTAATAGCTGATGACCAAGGTCATATTGTAGAATCATGCACCAAGAAAGAACTTATTGAGTTTTTTGAAGGTACAAAAGAAATTACAACTAGCTACGGTAAAACGTATAATTTTACCAAAGAACACGAAAACGCTAAACCAAGTTTAGAACAAATAGACGAATATTTAAAATTACAAAAAGACGAATAAATTAAAAACATGGGAAAAACAAGAGTAATATCAGCATTAAAAGCGCAAGCGCTAGCTGATAAAGAAAAAGCATTAATGTCTTTAGACTTATTAGAAAACCAAGGTGTAGGTATAGGTGACCACACTGCTAACGATTTTTTAGCAGACGCTACAGAATCACTACGACTTTTAGCTGACGCTGAAGATAGGTTAGAAATAATTAACAAATATTTCGATGGAGAAAAATAAAGTAGACATGATTGATGATGGGTTATGGGACCATTACAGTGGATTACCAAACCCATTGTGGTATCAACACATACAAGAATCAAAGGATGAAGAAGAAGATACAAATGATAGCGCTGATACTACAGTTACTACTGGATAAAATAAAACGAAAAAGAAAAAGCATATGGGATTTATAAACAACCTAGATAAAGATTACACAGACCTTCTTCAAGACATTCTTGATAACGGTACTACTAAAAGTGATAGAACTGGTACGGGTACCATTAGCGTATTCGGAAGACAAATACGTCACAATATGAAAGATGGGTTTCCTCTCTTGACTACAAAGAAAATGCCATTCAAAACAATCGTAACCGAATTGCTTTGGTTCTTACGAGGTGATACCAATATTAAGTTTTTGGTTGATAATAATTGTCATATTTGGGATGGTGATGCAGCAAAGAAGTATATTGAAAAAACTTATACTCAAGATTGGAGAAGTAAATGTAAAGACCCTGAAAAAGCTTATAAACTACTAGTTGACCAATTTATTGAAAATATAAAAAACTCACCTGAATTTGCTGCTGAACATGGTAATTTAGGTCCTGTGTATGGTGCACAATGGAGAAATTGGAAATCGGCATCATTAGAAGAACAATGGGGTTATGGTGAAATTGATGGACACCCAATTGGTGGAAAACAGTATAGTAAGTTTAATACTAATGTTCATATAGACCAAATCCAAAACCTAATCAACGACCTTAAAACAAATCCAGATTCTCGTAGACTAATGGTAAATGCTTGGAATGTAGGTGAATTAGACCAAATGGTTCTTCCACCTTGTCATTATGGATTTCAAGTTTATACAAGAGAGTTGAGTATGGAAGAGAGACAAAGGCTATGTGCGGTATTTACTGAAGATTCTTATGGTATAAATGGTGAATTAAGGTCTCCGATTACAATAGATTGGGAAAAAACCCCTAAACGAGCAATCTCTTTAATGTGGAATCAACGTTCAGTAGACACATTCTTAGGTTTACCATTCAACATTGCTTCTTATGGATTGTTATTAGAAATAATTGCAAAATCAGTCAACATGGTTCCAGACCAATTGATTGGTAATTTGGGTGATGTTCATTTATATTCAAACCATATTGAACAAGCTAAAGAGCAAATTGGTAGAGAACCTATGGGGTTGCCTAAAGTAAACATTAACACAGAATTCTGGCCAACACAAAATGGTTCGTGTGGGGAAGGTCCGTTGGACGCCACAGCTGTTTTTGAAGGGTTTAAAAACGATGATTTTTGTAGATGTCTGTTGGAAGAAGATATACAACTAAGTAATTATCAATCACATCCAGCAATTAAAGCACCTTTAAGTAACTAAATTATGTTAGAGTTCCAAAATCCAATACCAGTAATTGTAGAAGGTGACAAAGAAGGTTACGCGATATACGTGACTAACGGTGGCCAATTTGAAAATGACATCTGGTGTGTTGCCCTTTGTAATGGTGGTCATGTTAGACATTATTTTTCAAACCAAATTAAAATATATAAAAACGAAACATTAGGGATAACAAAAGATGAATCATAAAGAATATTATGAATTATTAAAAGATTTAAAATATAGTGGTTGGATATTATTAATCCAAACAATATTAGCTATAGGATTTTTGATTTTTGTGGTGACATCGCTTGATAATAACCATGAGACTGTTGATAAAAATAATAAAATAAATAAAACAATAAAAAATGAATGATATTAAAATAGTACATTTAAAAAGCAATGGTCAAAAACTAGAAACATGGATTGCTATGATTAACGGTGAAATTGTTGGTCATATTTACATGGAAAGGGAAGAAAATAAAAAGATTAAATTCTTAGACGCATGGGTTCATGACGACCATAGACGCAAAGGTATATTCCGTATGTTATGGGATACAAGATGGGAATATGTTAAAACAAAATATTCAAATTGGTTGGTATATGCATGGTGTAAACCAGCATCATTACCTTTGCTATTAGAGAAAGGGTTTGTATCTGGAGAAATTTGTACTTATGTTGAAAAAATTGTAGAATAAATTATATTAACCATGAAGTGTTATATTTATTAATAAATTAACATCATGTTTGAAATCATTAAAAACCTTAAACCAACTCACAGATTGCAAGCTTTTTTGTTCGCGGCTTTCTTGTCTACTGCGTCGGCAGTGTTGACTGTTTATCTAAAAACTGATGATTGTAATGGTTTAGCTGCTCAATATCAGGTCCTTGTAAAAAATTACACTGAAACAATGTCAATAAACAATACTCTAATAGAATCCAATAATAATAAAGATAGGGATATGATTGCTATTAAAAACTTGTTAGAGGAAATGGCTAAGATTAAACCAGAAACAACTACAAAAACGACTGTTAGGTCAAACGAAAGAGTTTATGCTGTTGTCAGAGATGAAAGGTCTAACGGTATGGGTAGTGGTAGTGATAGCAGTGTTGTTGCGCATGCTATGATTAGACAAACACCAAAAGAGAAAATAATTGAAACTAAAACGACGATAACAAAAGTCCCTGAAAAACAAAAACAATTAATTGATTCGATACAAAACATATTGAAAGATTATAAAGATAAATAAATAAAAGCTCTGTTATAGAGCTTTTTTTGTTTTTTACGCGATATTTATTGTTAAACCAAGTAAATTATGCCTTTTAATAATAATATTAACAATTTTATAGTTCCAGCTCAAGATGCATTTCTATACCAATTAGTTTATAACCAAGTATACGGTGGTCTTACTGGTTGTACTGTTAACATAAATGGTACAACTGTTCAAATGGGTCCAAATTCGACTATTGATATTATAGTTAAGTCAATAAGTGGTGGAACTGGGTGTTCAGTATCTGGTGATAGACCATATGTTTTTGGTGATTCACTACAATACAAATATGTCCCTCAAACCTTTGTGAGTGTTTGGGACACTTCTAGAACTAGCACTGGTAGTAGCACTGCTACACAAATTAGATTACCGTTGAATTCTGCTGGTAGTTATAACTTTATTGTTGATTGGGGTGATGGAAGCACTGATAGAATTACCACGTGGAATCAAGCTGAAACAACTCACACATACGCAAGTGCTGGTGTTTATCAGTTGACTATAACTGGAACAATACGAGGGTTTGGTTTTGTAAACGCTGGTGATAGACTTAAATTGTTATCTATATTTAGATGGGGTACTGGTTTTAGGTTGGGCGATGTGAATGGGCAATTTTTTGGTTGTGCTAATTTAGATTTATCTGAAGTTGAAGATGTTTTAAATTTACAGGGTACTACAAACTTTGGAAGTCTTTTTAGAGCATGTACTAGACTTTCTACTGTTAATAGAATGAACGAATGGGATGTTAGTAATGTCAACACTTTAAACAGTACTTTTTTTGAATCACCTAATTTTAATACATATATTGGTGATTGGAATACTGAAAATGTGACTACAATGACATTAGCTTTTGGAACAACAATGGCTCTTGGTATTAGGGGTGTTTTTAATCAAGATATATCAAAATGGAACACTAGTAAGGTTACAAATATGAGTAGTATGTTACAAAACCAATATAATTTCAACCAAGATATATCAACCAAAGTAGTTACAGTTGGTAGTACTTCTTATATTGCATGGGATACAAGTAATGTTACTGATATGAATTTTATGTTTGGATTAAGTATCACTGGTGGTGTTGGTGGTTCTTTTAACCAAAACATTGGAAATTGGAATACTAGCAAAGTTACAAATATGAGTGCTATGTTCCAAAGCCAAATAAATTTCAACCAAGATATATCGACTAAAGTTGTTACTGTGGGTTCAAATAACTATATTGCTTGGGATACTAGTAATGTTACTAATATGAATTTTTTTCAAGGTGGAACTGCTACTAACGGATTGTTTAACCAAAACATTGGAAATTGGAATACTAGCAAGGTAACAACGATGCAAGCTATTTTTGGAAATAAAATAAATTTTAATCAAGATATATCAACAAAAGTTGTTACAGTTAGTGGGTCTTCTTATGTTGCATGGGATGTTGGTAATGTTACTAATTTTGCCAGTGCGTTTAATTGTTCTTCACCTACAACGGGGTCTTTTAATCAAAATATAGGAAACTGGAACACAAGTAGAGTTACAAATATGAGTAGTATGTTCCAAAACCAACCTAATTTCAACCAAAATATATCAACAAAGGTAGTTACAGTTAGTGGGTCTTCATATGTTGCGTGGAATACATCTAACGTTACTAATATGGGTCTTATATTTAATAATATTGTTATTGATGGTGAGTTTAATCAAAACATTGGAAATTGGAATACTACCAGAGTTACAAATATGACTCAAATGTTTACAGGTCTACCTTATTTTAATCAAGATATTTCAACAAAGGTAGTTACAATTAGTGGTTCATCATATGTTGCGTGGAATACAACAAGTGCAACTACTATGAATTTTATGTTTTTTTGTTATAGCCCAGCAACAGCTGGTAGATTATCTGGTAGTTTTAACCAAAACATTGGAAATTGGGATACTAGAAGGGTTACAAATATGTCTCAAATGTTTCAAAACCAACCTAATTTTAATCAAGATATAGGAACAAAACAAGTTACAGTTAGTGGGTCTAGTTATTCTGCATGGACAGTTTCTGGTGTTACTACTATGTCTATCATGTTTGGTATTACCAACCCAAATACAACTGGTGGAATTATTGGGTCATTTAACAACGGAAATTCACCTTCAATAAATAACTGGGATGTTAGACGATTAACTGGTGCTACAGACATGTTTAATTATCAAACTGGTTTCAATCAACCAATCAACAATTGGAATATAAGTGGTGTGACTACGTTTAGTTCAAGTGGTTTTACAACTGGTTTTATGTTTGGTAAAACATTTAATGACTATTCAACAGCAAATTATGATGCCTTGTTGATTGGCTGGGCTACTAGGAATGTAAGACCTAACCAATTATTGAATATGGGTACAATAAAATATACTAGCGCAGCCGTTTCAGCTAGAAATACATTAACATCGGCACCTAACAATTGGACAATAATAGATGGAGGATTAGTATAATGACATATTTTTTAGCACATAATTCAATAGATATATTTCACTATTGTGAACTTAATGATGGTCAAGTTGTTTCAACTGGTCAACCTAATTTAGAATATTTTAATAGTTTAGACGAATTAAAAGATAGGTTAAGTTCTTTTGGTGTTGTTTGCAACGAAAACAATTCTCCAAATGAATTAGATAATCTTTTAGATAATCTTTTAGATACTATATAAATAAAAAGCTCTGTAATAGAGCTTTTTTTGTTTTTATGAATATTTATTAAGAAACATAATAATATGGCAAATTTTTCAAACATACATGATGTTATTGTGTCAGCACAAACAGCTAATTTAACAGCACACACATATACTGAAATATATGGTGGTAGCGCTGGTTGTAATATAACAGTAAACGGTGTAAATATAAGCGTAGCTAGTTCATCAAATATAAATATATGGGTTAAAACTGTTAGTGGTGGGTCTGGTTGTTGGTTATTAGGTACTAACCAAGATGTTTATCAAGGGTCGACTCAATTATAATAAAAACAAATAAAATTAAAAATATGAAAAAAGATTTTAAAATTAACCCAGTTGGTTTAAAAGGAAACGAAATCAATGAACGTATGAAACAACTTATGGGTATTACACCTATCAATGAAAATGTTTCTCGTTCAGTTATTGAATTGACTAAAATGGGTCCAGACGGTAAAGCTTACGCTATCGTTAGAGAAAATCACGAATATTACATAAAAGTATCAGATAAAACTTCAAAACTTGTAACTGAAGATTTTAAATACATTGGTGGTTTGCAAAACAAAAAGAAAGAAGCTTATCCATCATATGCTAAAGCAACTAAACATTTAAACTTAACGTTTAAATCTTTGGCAGAAGCTTATGGTACAGATAGCAACATCAACGTATTTGAAGACGATGATTTGTTGAACGAAGAAAACTTTGCGTCTAAACACATTGTAGACAAAAAAGGTCATGACTTAAAACAAGAGTCTAAAGAAGGTTCTGAAGAAGATGGTTTTGGTGATAACTTGGCTAACGGTAAAACTAAAAACGACATTGAAAAAGTTAAAAAAATTGACGAAGGTTGGGCTGGATTTGCTGAAATGACAGGCAACGGATTTGTTGATGAAGGTATGTTTGGTGATGATATGGAAATGACTGAAGAAGAAAAATATATCGACAGCATGTTAGAATTTGATAAACCAGTTATGGACAAAATGAAAGACCAATATGGTGCCGATAAAGGTGAAGAAGTTTATTACGCTACTGCTAACAAACAAGGTAGAAACCCAGAAACTTTTGAAAAAACTGATGAAGGTTACATGGAAGAAAACATGTATGATGAAAGTTACATGGAAGAAAACATGTATGATGAAAGTTACATGGAAGAAGAACTACACGGTAATCAAAGTAAAATTGATATGAACCACAATGGTAAAATTGATGGTGACGATTTGTCTATGTTAAGAAACATGAACGAAGAAGATGAGATGTCAAATGATGAATTGATGGATAGATTAGACAATATGTCTGCTGCTGAATTACTTCAATTGTTAGGTGATGCTGGTAGAGATTTGAAAAATGTTATTTCTCAAAAATTGTCTACTGGTATGGATAAAGCTAGAGATTACTTTAACAGACAATATCCAGATGTTAATGAAGAAATGTCAGATAAAGATAAAGAATTTGCTGCTTTGGCTGAACCTAAAGATAAAATCACATATGCTGATAAAATCGCTGGTGCTACCATGGATGAAGAAATGAATATTGACGAAATGTCTATTGAAGAAATTAAAGAAGCTATCGCTGATTTAAAAAAAAAACTTTAAACGAAGCTAAAAAATACACATTAAAGTTGGACAAACCTGCACCAGCGGCACCCGCTGCGCCTGCACCTGCTCCAGCTGAACCTATGACAGAACCAGCTGATGACGCTGGTTTTGGCGATTTTGGTGGTGAGGAAGAAGCTGCTCCAGCAAACGACGCACCATTTGACAAAGAACCATTTGATGCGGGTGTTGATGCTGATGAAGAAACAGACCCAAAAAAATTCATTGAACAGTTGAGTGGTAAATTAGGTCAATCATTAAGAAGCTATTCTGAAGAATCTGGTCAACCAGATTTTGATTTAGAGAAGTTTGCAATAAACTCGGTGATATCTGCGACTCACACATCTGAAATGGATGAAAACGACAGAAAAGATATAATTAAAAAAATTAATAGCGCTGGTAAAGATGACGCACAAGATTCTGGTTCGGATAATCAGGATAACACCGATTTTGGAAATGATACTCAAGGTGGACCCGATGACGGGGCTGCTGCTGACGATGATTTTGATTTTTCATCAGATGAAGAAGACCTTGGAGAAAATACTTATCAAATTTATGAGAATGAAGATTTATTTTTGGAAAACCCAAAAAGAATGAGTATTTTCGCACCTGAAGGTAGTCCAGAGTTTATGGAAGAAAATAGACTTGAAGAGAATAAACCATGTTGGAAAGGATACAAACAAGTTGGTATGAAGGAAAAGAATGGTAAAGAAGTTCCAAATTGTGTTCCAATCGATGAAAATTTAGATGAAGAAAAAGGATTATGGGATAATATTCGTGCTAAAAGAGAAAGAGGTGAATCACCAGCAAAACCAGGTGATGAAGATTATCCAGACAAAAAACAATGGAATAAATTGACCGAAGAAATTGAAGGTGAATCAAACAATTATATGTTTTGGTTAAATCTTAAAGGTATTCATGATGATGCTATGGAAATGTTGAATATGGATAAATCAGAGGTTGATAGATTGATTGCTGACGGTCATCAATGGGCTTTTGAACATGTTATTACATCTAAAGACGATATTGAAGAAGTATACCATTTCTTAGAAGGAAACTTAGAAACTGATGGTATGATGGAAGGTAATATGGGTGAATCAAACAATTATATGTTTTGGTCTAGCCTTAAAACCATAGCACACGCTTCTGGTGAATTATTAGATATGGATAAAAACATGGTTGATAGAATTCTTTCAGACGGTCATGGTTGGGCTTTGGACCACATTGCGACAGCTAATGATGATATGGAAGAAGTTTACCATTTCTTAGCCAACACTTTAAACGCTTATGATGGTGATACTGAAGGTGGTTATGAGGATGAATATGGTAATGTTGAACGTATGGTGGCTGAAGGAAAATATGATGGGAAACCATTAGGTAAACCAATGAAAGGTGATGTTAAAAAATTCAAAGTTTATGTTAGAAACAAAAAAGGTAATGTGGTAAAAGTTAATTTTGGTGACCCTAATATGGAAATCAAAAGAGATGACCCAAAAAGAAGAAAATCTTTTAGAGCTAGACATAAATGTGCTCAAGCTAAAGACAGAACAAAACCTAAATATTGGTCATGTAAAATGTGGTCTAAGAAACCAGTTTCTAAAATAGTTGAAGAAAACTTGATAAATCCAAATAAATTTAGTATATTTGACAAAACAACATTGTTAAATAAATTACACGAAAGTTTAAATCAAGATAATATGAACAACGCGGAACCACAAACATTACCAGCTGGCCCAAAAACAAAACCAGCGGAAACACAACCAGTTCAACCGACAAGAAGACAAAAAACATTCTTGCCAGAAATTGAAACTCAACCAGACCCAAAAGCTAAAAATAATGAATAAAATGTATTTGATATATGTAAACAGAGTAGGTAAAGATTACAAAGGTAACTTTATCTACGAGTTTATTTTTTCTGATACCACAAAAGACATTGATGGGGAAGAATGGGATACGTTTCCAGCATCTGGAAGACCAGAAGCGCCACATGAAAAATTCATCAAAAAAGTTGGAAGACTTGAGTCTGATTTGAATTTGGATGTTGTTCAAAATAGTGATACATTTGCTGTTTGGGATGCTGTTGACGGTGTTATAGCTTTGGCTTGGGAAAATATAAACGCATATGATGCTTACCCAGAGACAAGGCTATGTTTTAGATTTGGCGAACTTATTGGTGAAGTTGAAGAAAAATTATATGAAAAAGACCTAATATTGAATTATAATATTAAAACACATGAGCAAAAATAAATTAAAAGAATACGACACTAGTTTAACCACATCTAGTACATCTGGTGGTGGTGGTTCTGGTGCTAATCTAACCGTATCAGCTAAAGATTTACCAAAAGTTGGGCCGTCATTGTCTAAAATGAAAGGTGTTAACGTTAAAGTGGTTGGTGAAGAAGCTGAAGCTGTTATTGAACCACAAGACCAAGCAACTATAAAATACTTGTCTAATGTTAAAGATGAAAAAAATAAAACATCACAACCATTTAGCATAGGTGGTAAACAATATCAAATGGTTAGGGGTATTACACCAGAGAAACAAATCGTTTTAGGTGTATATTGTTTTGATGATTTAAACGAATCTGGTGAAAATATAATTCACCCAGTTGACCATTTTGAGAAGACTATTGCTGGGCCAATGCGTGAAACGATGGAAGCTTCTATTGCTGAAAAAAAAGAAGTTAAACCTGAAACTAAACCAACGGAACAACCTAAAGGTGATAACCCAGATTCATTAAGATTGGGTGAATATAAACACTTTATAGTTGACGAGACAACTGGTAAATTTAAAAAATTCCAAAACATTCAAGACTTGGCAAAATACCCAATGTCTGACAATGAAAAATACATGGGTTTATCAGAGTTTAAAAAATTCTTTCATAGTAAAGTTTTTGGTGGTGGTCAAAAACAAGGATTAAATGAAGTAACACCTACTGGTCAAGAAACTGATGAGGATATGCATGCTAAAGCTAAAAAGCTTATGGTTTTGATTTCTAAAAGAATCCCATCAGTTGTTATAGACACTATTAAACAGAATAAGGTAGCTCAAAGAGAAGTTATCGCTGCGTTTGCTGAACTTATTGGTGTTCCTAGAGCTGGTTTAGGTAGTTTAGTTACTGGTATTAAAGATTTAGCTAAAACTAAAACACAACAACAAAGCGAACCACAAACTGGTCAAGCACAAGGTAATCAAATGCCACCAGAACAAGATTTGGCACCAATTAGTGAAAATAGAAAAGTAGTAAAAACAATAAAAATTAAAGATATTAAGTAATGAGCGATTACAGAAAAATAGCTGAAAAAGCATTGCAGAACTCCAAAATAATTGGAGTGAAGAAAGAAGTTAAACCAACCCTTAACGAAGGGTTAGTTTACTTAGACGGTATTTCCGAAAGAATGCATCCTCAACTAGAAAAAGACTTGGCTGAACGTAAACATTCATTGGGTGTACATCCAATAATCCCAGAAGGTGATGAAAATCATTTCGAACAAAAAATTATGGGTAAACGTTTTAGTGAAGTTGTAAATAGATACAAAAGAGCATTTGATTCAGATTCAATCGATAATCAACAAGTAATGATGGAAATGATGCCTTTGCTTCATGAAACCATGTCAATGGAATCAAAACACATCAAAGAGTTGGAGAAATTGGCTGAGGAAATGATTCGCGAAGAATACGACATGCCAGATGACATTGTTGAAATCAAAGCTAAAATCACTCCTAGAATAAACATGGAAGGAACCAAAAAGAATCCAACACCTAAAGCAAGTGATATGACATTTGAAAATCATGATGCAATAGTTAATGCCAACGAAGAAGTTTACAAACGTAGATTTCTTAATTCAATGATTCAAGGCGCTGCAAAGAAATGTAGCCATATGTTCCATAACGTTGATGATGAATTAACTAACATGGACCCTAAATTGGTGAACAGATATACAAAGCTTATGGCCGCTGCTGATTACATGTACTACGTAATTCCTAATATGGAAAACGGTGTTAACGGTGGTGTTGTTAGAGTAACATTCCCAACCAAAGATAACCCTAAAGCTGTTATTGAAGCTGAAGCTATGGTTTTCCCAGTTCTTATACATGAATTGGTAAAAGGAGTTATGGAATTGTTATCTGGACATGGTTTGCCAAAAGATAAAAAGATTGGTAAGTATGTTGTTGATAAAGCTGATTTCTTGGCCGCTGAGCCATGGGATATGAGATTAGGTCCAGCATTGTGGGAGAGATTTACAGATTCCATAGATTCTGAAGATTTTGGTAACAAGCATCATATATACACTGAATTGGTTTCGTTACCAGTTAGAGAATTTAACGTTAAAATGAGAGAGATAATGGCTGGTACTGAAGAAGGTAAAAAAATTGTTAAAGAAATCGCCAAAAAAGTTAAAAGCGAATTAAACGAAGAAGAATTTAATGAAGCTATGACTGAAATTAATTCGACAGAAAAAGAAGTATTCGGTATTGACGAACTATTAGGTATGGGTGGTCAAGAAGATGACGATGACGATGTATTCGGAATAGACGAAATGTTCTAAAAATATACACATATTAATTTATAAAGGGCCTGTTTGGGCCCTTTATTATTTATAATAAGCTATTTTACTTGATTTCAGCATATTTATTAGTAAATTAGAATATTATGTTGACAACACAAGAAATATTTAAAGAATATACAAAGTGTCTAATGAATCCAGTTTACGCCATTGAAACGTATTTGGAAACGTTTGACAAAACGCAAGAGGGTTTTGTACCTTTCAAACTATTTCCTAGACAAAAGGAAATTATACAAGCATACGATAAACACAGATTTAATTTAGTTACTAAACCTAGACAAGCTGGTGTGTCTACTACAACAGCAGCATATATGGCAATAAAAGTTGGGTGGGCCGATGAGGACAACCCAGAGGCGGTTCTTATCATCGCGAACAAACAAGAGTTAGCTTTTGAGTTCCTAGCAAAAATTAAAGATTTTTTGGCTCAATTACCTAGATGGGTATGGGGTGCCGAATACTATGGTAACGCTAAGAATGAAGCTAAATCAATCTTCATTACAGACTCTAAAAAAGAAATCAGACTTCCTAATGGTAGCCGTGTTAAAGCGGTTGCAACATCTAAAGACGCATTGCGTGGATTTACACCGACTTATCTTGTAATGGATGAGGCTGCGTATATTGACAATGGTGCCGAAGTATTTGGTGCTGCTCTTACAGCGTTAGGTACTGGAGGTAAAGCTACTCTTATTTCTACACCAAAAGGTATGGATGCGTTATACTACAAAACTTATGACCAAGCCAAAAAGAAAAAGAACAACTTCAATATTATTGAAATGAAATGGTATGAGGATTTGCGTTACAACAAAGACCTTAGGTGGTTAAAAGAAGACCATGTAGAAATTGAATATGAATTCACATATGAATCATACGAGAGAATGTTAAGTGATGGTTGGAAACCAACGTCATCATGGTATGAAGAAATGTGTTTGGGTATGAACAACGATGCCAAAATGATTGCACAAGAGTTAGATGTATCGTTCATTGGGTCTGGTGGTAACGTTATTGCTGAAGAACATATTGATTTTCAAAATAAAAATAATGTTATGGAACCTAAATATACTTTGGGTGCTGAGAATGAAATTTGGATTTGGGAAGAACCACAAGAAGGTCATCAATACATTATGGGTGTCGATGTATCCAGAGGTGATGGTGAAGACGCCTCTACAATCGTTATAGTTGATTTTACAACCATGGAAGAGGTTATGGAGTACCAAGGTAAGATACAGCCAGATTTATTGGCTCAAATCGTAGAAGAATACGGTAATTTATACAAAGCATACACTGTAGTCGATGTGACTGGTGGTATGGGTGTATCTACAGTGTTGAAATTATTAGAATTTGATTACAAACGTTTGCATTACGACAATGCCAACGGTAAAATTCTTTCTGCTAGACAAAGAGAGTTGACACATTTCAACAAAGATAATAAAATCCCAGGATTTCACGCAACCAACGTTCGTTTACCTATGATTTCTAATTTAGAATACAAAATTAGAACCAACGGTGTTAAAATCCGTTCAAGTAGACTTACATCAGAAATGAAAACATTTGTTTATAAAAATGGTAGACCAGACCACATGGAAGGGTATCATGATGATTTGCTTATGTCGTTAGGTATGGCTTTGTGGGTTGTTGAACATTCGTTTAAGAATTTAGAAAGATTAGAAAAACAAAATAAAGCAATGTTAAATAGTTGGTTGGGTGGTTCATCAAATACTCAAACAACAACTAACGTAATTAACCCAGCAACTGGTGAGGTTACAAAAAAAATAAATCCAGAACATAGAGCATATAGAAATATTCAAGACCCTAGAGGTGAACATATGTGGCTATTTGGAAACTTAAATAAAAGAAGATAATCATGGGTTTAGGTAAAAAAGTATTTGTTCGTAAAGGTGCTGGTCCAAATTTATATAAATGGTCACCACTACCAAATAATTTCGAAAGAAAACCAGCTGTAAATAGTAGACGAAATTATTTTTGTGATGCACGTCCTAACACACAAGGTCAAGATTGGATATCAACATATTCGTATAACATTGTTTTGGCTAACAGCGAGCAACAACGTATTGCTTATGTGGCCTGTGATTATGTGGAATAACTATTTAATTTCACAAATTTTTTATTATAATTAAAGAAAAATATAATGCTATGGCAAAAGAAAATTTAACAATATTTCAGAGGTTAGGTAGAGTGCTTGACCCTAATTACACACAACCAACTCAAAAACAACCAACACAACGTTATAATGTTGGCAAGGGTGAGTTATTAAAAACAACAAGTAAAGAAGAATACGAAACTGCAAAACTTCAAGCTCAACAAAACAAATACTTAGGGCAAGTTTGGAAGAAAGTAGAAAATGGTATGTTTCAACAATCTATTAATTATGAAACAACACGTGTTGGTTCATATTCAGATTTTGAAGCTATGGAGTTTTACCCAACTATTGCGGCCGCTTTGGATGTTATGATGGAAGAATCAACAACTGTAAATAACAATGGTAGAGTACTTAACGTTTATTCTGATAGTAAACGTGTTAAAGGTATTATAGAAGATTTATTCTTCAACCGTTTGGATTTACACACAACTTTACCAATGTGGACTAGAAACACTTGTAAATATGGAGATAATTTCATATACTTAAATATCAGCGATAAACAAGGTGTTCTTGGTGCCAAACAGATGCCTAACTACGAAATGGAACGTAGAGAAGCTGGATTGTATGATTTGATTAGTGGTAGAGAACAAACGTCTATTAACGAAAATGATAACGATAAAGTTAAATTTTATTGGAGAGGTCGCGATATTGAATTCAATTCATGGCAAATTGCTCACTTCCGTTTGTTGGGTGATGATAGACGTTTACCTTATGGTACATCAGTATTGGAAAAAGTTAGACGTATTTGGAAACAACTTATTTTATCTGAAGATTCAATGCTGGTATATCGTGTTACTAGAGCACCAGAACGTAGGGTATATAAAATTTATGTTGGTAACATTGATGACGCTGACGTTGCGCAATATGTAAACGAAATTGCAGATAGATTTAAACGTATGCCAATTGTTGACCCACAGACTGGTCAAATAGATTTAAGATATAATCAATTGTCTAACGACCAAGATTTCTTTATCCCTGTTAGAAGTGAAGACGCACCTAACCCGATTGAGACTTTGCCTGGTGCATCGAACTTGGACCAAATTGCTGATATTGAATATTTGCAAAGAAACTTATTCACTGCGTTACGTGTCCCAAAACCATTCTTAGGGTTTGAAGAAACTGCTGGTGATGGTAAAAACCTAGCACTACAAGATATTCGTTTTTCTAGAACGATTAACCGTATTCAACAATCAATGCTTCAAGAACTTAACAAGATAGCTATTATTCATTTGTATATTTTAGGGTTTGAAGAAGATTTGGATAACTTTACACTTACACTTAACAACCCATCAACACAAGCTGAAATGCTTAAAGTTGAACATTTGGCTGCTAAAGTTGCTTTACTTAAAGACGCTACCTCAGACATTGGAAATGGATTGGCTGCTATGTCATGGACTAGAGCTCATAGAGAAATCATGGGTTGGGCTGATGATGAAATCAAACAAGATTTACTTGAACAACGTATGGAGAAAGCCGCTGCGGCTGAATTAGCTAATACTGCTAGTGTTATTAAACATACTGGTATGTTTGACACCGTTGATAGAATCTATGGTGATTACCAAGCAGCTCTAGCTGGTGGTAGCGGTGGTGGAGCTGAAGGTGAAGGCGGTGCCGCTGGTGGCGGTGGCGGTGGAGGCGGCCTAGGTGGTTCATTCGGTGGTGGTGGTCTAGGTGGTGAAGACCTAGATTTCTCTGGAGAAGCTGGTGCTGGTGAGGAAGCTGGCGGTGCTGAAGCTGGTGGCGCTGAAGCTGGAGCTGAAGCTGGAGCTGAAGCTGGTGGTGCTGAAACTGGCGGTGCTGAAGCTGGCGGTGCTGAAGCTGGCGGTGCTGAAGCTGGTACTGATACAGAAGCTGGATTAACAGAGATGCTAAAGAAAGCTGATAATTTATTGACGGAACGTAAAACGCAACTTGGTAAAAAATTAGAAGATAGAACTACCAAATATCAAGGTAGATTTGTCAACAAATTAATTGAATCAGTTAATAGTGGTGCAAACGTTGTAGACGAAAACGTTAAAATTTACGACAAAACAATTAAAATAAATAACGATATCGATTCTATGATAAAAGACATAAATAAAATGTTAGATGAATAACGTTTTTTGTATCGATTAGTTATATTTATTAATAAAAATAAACCTATGCAAAATTTTGGTAAAATAAAAAACAAATTTAACGAATTAATGGTTGAGGGTATTGTTTCTAATAAAGAAGAAAACAAAAAACTTTTCAAACATTACGTTAAAACAATCAAAGAAAATGAGATATTAAAAACTCAATTTTTGGTTTATGACAACATAGAAAACAAGATTGAAGAAAACGAATTAAAAGCTAATTTATTCCTTCAAGAAAACATAGCTTTGTTACAAAAATTCTCTAAAAAAGACATCATGGAAGCTAATTTTAAATTGGCTGACCCAATTATTTTTGAAACAGAATCTACTGATAGTAATATTGTGTTACATGAAAATATTACCAAGCTTATTTTTACAAAGAAAACAGCAAAAAATATTGACACTATAGTGGAAGCTACTGCTTACATTATAAACCATATGAAAAATAATAAAACAAAAACTGTTACAGAATCGTTTGATTTACCTAACAGTATGTTATCAACAATTATGGTGGATAAGTATAACGAAAAATACGCTTCTTTAAGTGAGACTGAAAAAAAGGTATTAAAAGTTCTAATTGATTCGGATGATACTAAAAAAGAAGAAGTTTATTCAGGTGTTGTAAGAGAATGTATTGATATGATTAATGTTAAATTAACTGATTCTGATTTAGAAACAAAAGATAGATTATTGCGAGTTAAAGATAAACTTTTAAATGATAAAATTGAAATAAACGAAAACTTTAACAAAAATATTTCTAAATTGTTAGAATTAAAAAATAGTCTAGTATAACATTGATTAAACGAAAAAGCTAATGAAAAGTGTTCCAAGTGAAAATATTCTAAAATTAAGAGAATTGACAAACCAAATATGTGAAGAAGAAAATTCTGAAATAGAATATAAAAAAGTAGTTAAACAATTAAAAAATATTGTAGAACAAGGTGTTATAGAGATTGAAAAATCTACAACACCTAAAACAAAAATGAAATGTTATGAAAATATGTGTGCAACAATAAAGACAATATTAAACAGTATTAAAATTTTATAAAAAAAAATGGCTGAAAGTAAAGATACATGGGCAGACTATAGCAAACTAGTTCTAAAAGAATTAGAACGTTTGGCTGAAAATCAAGAAAAAATGCGTACCGATATTGATAAAAAACTTAACGAAATGAATCTTAAGTTAAACGACGTAAAAAATATTGAAAGAAATGTTGAAGCTAACACATCGTGGATAGCCAAGGTAAACGACGTTTGGTCACCTAGTCAAATGAAGGAAGCCAAAGATGAATTGTATCGTCAAAAAAATCGTTGGGTAGCCGCTATAGCTATTATGTCTTTCGTACAAATTGTTGTTGGAATTATTATTTCAATTTGGGGTAAATTAGGTCATTAAGGTTGTTGACTAATTCCTGGAATTTTATTATATTTGTATATTAATTTACTAGAATATGAAGACAGGAAAACAATTTAAAAATGACAACCATAATAACTACAATATAGTCTATGGTTGTGTTGATAATAAAAACCCAAAATCGGTTTATATAAACATTTCAGCGTGGGCCGAACCACTAAATCAAGATGAGGATGTTAATTACACTAGAGTAATTAAAGACATAAATAAAAAATTAAAACAAGATTTGTTTAATTATTTTAATTTAAACGAAAATTCTGGTTTTTTAAAAAACAACACGATTGTTGATTTGGATATCAGAGAATCTGGTATAAAATACGGAAAACGTAGTTTTATGAGTTGTGAAATAACATTGTTTCAAACTGAAGAAATTTCAATCATATCTGACAAAACAAAAACTTCACTAAATGATGTTACATCGATGTTAATTAATAAAGTTTTTGAGTTAGATGAAAATTTTAAATATCATAAAAAGAAAATATAATTAAGCCCCAGTAGTAATACTGGGGTTTTTTTGTTATTGTAATATATTTATATCTATAAGGTAGCAAATTATGGATATAAATTATAAAGACTTCAAAGTATTAAAACGTGGAGAAACTGGTTGGGGTGGTCTAATCGAACAAGACGCTGGGTACATCAACCCTGATGAACCAAGAAACCAAGCATTCATAAACGAAATAAAAAAATTAGACACAGGCAGCAAACTAGCAATAGTTGAGCCGCTAATTGTATATGTGGTACTACAAAAATATGATGTACTTAATCGTAATGGTAGAATTTATCCAGAATCAATTTTAAAAAAACAAAATCAAATATATCAAGAAGCCATACGTGAGCGTAGAGCTGTGGGTGAATTAGACCACCCTGAGTCTTCTATTATTGCTGGTGATAGAATTTCTCACAACATTGTAGAAACATGGTGGGAAGGTAAAACACTTATGGGTAAGATGGAGATATTGATGACACCTGGGTTTATTAATTTGGGTATCGTATCTACCAAAGGTGATGAAGTAGCTAATCTATTAAGAAACAGAATAAAAATTGGTGTGTCTTCTAGAGGTGTTGGTTCGTTGAAAGAGGGTAAAAATGGAGAACAAATTGTACAAGACGATTTCGAAATTATTTGTTGGGATGTTGTTACAGCACCTTCCACACCAGACGCTTGGATTTTTAAAAATCATGAAGAAGCGCGCCCATATGTGGAAAATACCGAGATTAAGAAGCCACTTATGACTGAATCATTGAATGATAAGTTGGATAATTTTTTGAATGACTAATTAAAAATAATAATTTTTTTATCAAAAAAGTGATTTTTGATAAAAACACGCATATTTATTAACAAATGAGAAACATCTCATTGTTTATCTAATAAAAAACATATAAAAAAAGATAAAATGGCAGATAAAAAATCTATACTTGAAGAAGCACTTTTGGATATTAACAATATTCAGAATGCTCTTAATGCCAATACCAAAGAAATACTTCGTTCGGTTGCGAAAGAAGAAATTAATGGTGTTGTGAAAGAATCTCTAGAGGAGGTTTACGAAGAAGAAGATGTTGACACCGAAATGGGTGACGACGTTGAAACATTAGGTGGAGATGATATCGATGGCCAAGACCTTGGTGGCGAAATGGGTGACGACATGGGTGATGTAGAAGGTGGTTTAGAACCTGATACTGACATGGGCGACGACATGGGCGACGAAATGGGTGGCATAGGAATGGATGATATAGACGCATCAGATGAAATCGATATGGTTGGAGCACCAGACGATGAAGTAATCGCAATTTACAAAAAATTAAGTGGCGAAGACGAAATTGAAATTGTAGGTGATGAACTTCACTTAAACATTACAGAACCAGGAGAATATGTTGTTAAACTTGACGGTCAAGCTCCATCTTCAGAACCAGAAATGGGTGACGATGAAGAGTTAGATTTAGAACCAGCTGAAATGGGTGGTGAAGAAGAAGACGAAGAAGGTGAAGACATGGACTACGAAATCGAATTAGATGACGAAGAAGGTGATGACGAAGAAGGTGAAGAAGAAGACGAAGAAGGTGAAGAATCTGAAGAGGAATCTGATGAAGAAGAAAATTTAAACGAAGAGGAAGAATTGGACGAAGAGGAAGATTTGAACGAAGTGGAAGAATTGGACGAAGAAGAGGAAGAATTGGATGAAACCATCGGTAACGTTAATGGTCGTGCTGGTCATCAAGGTCAAAGAAGACACGGTGCTTCTCACTTAGGATACGGTAAAAAATCTGTAGACGGTGAAAAAATCGATGAAACAGTAAACAAAGCAAAACAGATAGTTTCTGAAACCGCTAAAAAATATAACAGTTTATTAACTGAAGCAACTAAACTTAAAGGTGAAAATGAAGAATTCAGAGTAGCTCTTAAAGAATTTAGAACTAAGTTAGTAGAGACTGTAGTGTTCAACAGCAATTTGACTTATGTAACAAGATTGTTCATGGAACATTCTACAACAAAAGGTGAGAAACAAACTATAATCAAAAGATTTGATGAAGAGGTAACAAACCTTAAAGAGTCAAAAAGACTTTACAAAACTATTGCTAATGAATTGGAATCAAGAAAACCAATTTCAGAATCAGTAGAAAACAAAATTATAAAAGAGGCAACTACTAGTACTTCAAAACAATTAAACGAAAGCACTGCGTATGTTGACCCTTCAACTAAAAGAATTATGGATTTAATTCACAGAGTTGAAAAAAGATAACAATAACCCAATAAAAAAATAAAAAAACAAATTATGTCACATTTATTAACATCTGGACAAGTTGGTAACATCGGATTAAACCACATGAAGGCTATCCGTTTAGAGACTCAACAAAAATGGGATTCATTAGGATTCCTAGATGGTCTTAGAGGCCACGTTAAAGAAAACATCGCTCAATTATATGAAAACCAAGCGTCTTCATTATTGACTGAATCAACTACTGCTGGTAGCTCAGGTTCTTTTGAAACTGTAGTATTCCCAATTGTACGTAGAGTTTTCTCAAAATTATTAGCTAATGACGTTGTATCAGTACAAGCTATGAACATGCCAATCGGTAAATTGTTCTTCTTTGTGCCTTTGACTTCAGAGCGTGTAAACGCTGCTGGTGTTGGTGGTGATTACTATAACGGTGATGGACCTACTTTCTCAGCTCACACTTCAATGGGGTATGATGGTATTCCATCATGTGTTAAAGGTGCTGATGCTACATGTACAGTAACTCCTTGGATGGCTAAAAACTTGTATGATATTTTCTACAACGATGGTTTATTCGACCAATCAAAAGGTACTCTTACTATCGTAACTTACAACATTACTAACGCTAACGCTCAAACATTAAACTCTAATGGTGTATTTAGTGTTCCACCTCCAAGTACCTCATTCCCAACTGCTGCTGATGGTTCTGTGAGAAACGCTATTTTATCTATTTCAGGTTTCACAGGTGGTGCTGGTTCTGCTGCTGGTAGAGAAGTATTAACTGGTCCTGATGGTAACAACATGGATACTGAGTCATTCTTGGCTTCGTTGAAAGTTGTTTCTACTAACGCTATTTTAGACCGTGATGGTAACCAAGTTGTTGCTGCTGGTGGTGAAGTTCCTTTCCGTATTGTAACTCAAAAATATGGAACTGGTATTGTTCAAACTAAAAACGTAAACGCTAGTGGTTACCCAATCTTAACTACACCAAACGGTGTTATGTACATTGAGTTAGACTTGACTCACCCAGCTGGTTCAACTGCTGGTACAGGTGCTGCTGCTGTAGGTACTGCAACATACGATGGTTATGTAGGTGCTTCTGCTACTACTGTATCTGCTATCACAACTACTGCTGGTTTAGTAGTAACTTGGGCTGAATACGCTACATTAGAACTTGAAACTGAAATGGGAGAAGTATCTTTCAGATTAGATGAAGTTGTAGTATCAGTTGAAGAAAGAAAATTAAGAGCTACATGGTCTCCAGAATTAGCGCAAGACGTTAGTGCATTCCACAACATCGACGCTGAAGCTGAATTAACTGCAATGCTTTCTGAGCAAGTTGCTGCTGAAATCGACCGTGAAATCCTTAGAGACTTACGTAAAGCTGCTGCATGGCAATTACGTTGGGACTACAACGGATGGAGAAAAGCTACAGGTAATGCTGCTGCACCATACACACAAAAAGAGTGGAACCAAACTTTAATTACTAAATTAAACCAAATCTCTGCTCAAATCCATAAATCAACTCTTAGAGGTGGTGCTAACTTTATCGTAGTATCTTCAGAAATCTCAGCTATCTTTGATGACTTAGAATACTTCCACGTAAGTGACGCTAACCCAGAGCAAGACCAATACAACATGGGTATTGAAAGAATCGGTTCTTTAAGTGGACGTTACCAAGTGTACCGTGACCCTTATGCACCATCTTACTCTATCATCATTGGTCACAAAGGTAAATCATTGTTAGACACTGGATACATCTATGCTCCATACGTGCCATTACAATTGACACCTACAATGTATAACCCATTCAACTTCGCTCCAGTGAAAGGTATTATGACTCGTTACGCGAAAAAAGTCGTAAACAACCGTTTCTATGGTCACTTAAGAGTTGACGGTGTTCAAACATTTAACATCAACGAATTAAGATAATCTTATCTTATATAACATAAAAAAGGCTACCATTACGGTGGCCTTTTTTGTTTTATAGGATATTTATAGATATGAAGAAAATATTTTTACTTATAACATTGTTCATGACAATGACCATGTTTTCACAGACCGTAAAAACAGACAACAAACTAATCATAAACCACGGAGACATTACGTTGTATTTAACTAAAGATACTTGCGCTTTGGTATCCAAACATGTTTTAAAATATTCAAGCTTTCTAAAGCTAGATAAAGAGCGAGACAACCGTTGGTTTCAAGATACGTACAAAGGTAAATACTATAAAGACGCGTATTTAAAAACTGGTTATGATATTGGTCATTTGACACCGTCACATATCACATCTTATGATAATAATTTGAACCATAAATCTTTTAGCTTGTTCAACGCAGCGCCACAATTGGCTGGTTTCAATAGAGGTAAATGGGCCCAAATGGAAGGTGATGTTGAAGATATAATTGCTGAGTCAAAACAAGATGTTGTTATTATCACTGGTGTCATATATGACCCTAAGAATAAAAAGTATATGGGTAAATCTAGAATTCCAATTCCATCAGCATTTTTTAAGGTATTATTTATCAACGGTACTACACAATGTTGGATTGGTTCTAATATAAACGGATTAATTACACCAACCACATTAAAAGATTTGAACGATATGTTCAAGTTAAATAAAATGGATTTAACAATACAATAAAAAAGGGCCATATGGCCCTTTTTTTATATACGTTAACTCGATTAATTATTTATTATGCTTTTGTGCCGCATGTAGCGCAAAACTTGTGTCCTTTACCTAGTTTGGCACCACAGTTTGTACAATATCTTTTTACATTAATATCTTCAGCTGTGTTAACTTTTTGAGATACTGGAAGCAACTTGGCTTCAACAGTATGGAAAGCAAACCATTCAAAATCTTTATCAACAGTTTTGAATTTTTGGTCAGAATGTGAACCTTGTTCAACTCTACCAGTTTCAATTGATTTAGATTTTTTAGCTTTTAAACTTCTAGTTAGATTTTTAGGTGTTTCAACACTTTTTTCAGTCGACATCCAATCCATTGTAACTTCACCGTTTAAGGTGTCGCTATAATTTACGTTTGAGCTATAGAACGCGCTAGTTGAAAGTGTGTTTGAAATATCACCAGTTAACAAACCAGTTGTTGAATATGAACCACCAACAGCGTTAGTAGACGTTGTGAATGTATTACACAACGGTGTGTTAGGTGCAGTGCCTGAATTGTAAACATAACCACCAGTGTTTGTACTATCGTAACGAATAATCCCTTGGTCATAATTTGGCCCACCAAAAACGCTTCTTTTACCAAAACCACCAAGAGTAATTATTGGATTTCTTGGTCTTGGTTTTGATTCTCTATAGAATTCTACTTTGAAGTCACCGTTGTTTACTATGGCTTCTTTCACTTCTTGTGTGTTAGCTACTTCGTAAGTATCAAATAAGAATTTTTTAGCTACGTCTAAGTATCTATCAAGAAATACTCTTTGGCCAGGGTTTAAAACAAGACCACCTTGTGAGATAACATTTCCGTTAAGTGTAATTTTAGCAAGTACAGTGTCCGTAGTTGGATTGAAAAGTTCAATCTGGAACTCTTGCCCTTTTTGTAAGTAATAAGTTGGCAAATCGCCTTGTTTGTTGTAGAGTTTAACTCTACTTTTGTTTACAGCCAAATTAGCTGTTGGCATTTTTGGTGCCACATAATTTAAGTTTTTCATGTTTAATTAACTTTTAATTTATTGTTATTATTGTACCAATTTCTTTGTTGCCTAGACAACTCTAAAGCCATTTCTGACTCGAAACCAATACGTGAGTTAACGTATAATCATAAATATACTAAAAACTATTTTAATTGTCAATAGTTTTTACTTGATTAAATAAACATCTATGAAAATCATCATATCCTAATTTGTTTTTAGTTATTTTATTTATTGGATTTGCTTTGATTCTTAAATTAACATTTAATGGTTTTTTTAATGTTTTGGCAGCATAATATCTATGATGCCCATCTTCTAAATAAAATTTTAACCCGAAACCATTTGACTCATAAGAAACATCAATAGGTTCTGTTAAGTTAATTTTTTTTGACCATTCTATAGGTGAAAGACCACTTTCTTTAACCTCCCAAATAACATTCTCTAAATCACTATGCCATTTTATTGAGATTCTTGATGGGTCTAATTCGGTCATATCAGACTCAGTGAAACCAAAAGCGTATCTATCTAAGATATCATCTGGTAAACCACCACTACGTAATAGTTGTTCGTCTGAATCAAAATTATTAACATAGTTTATAACTTCTTTTGTTGGATAAAGATTGACACATTTTATTAAATTTTCTCTTAATAATTGTTTGATTACTTGTTTCATATTATTCAAAATCTGGGCCTAATTCACACAACGTTGATTGAATTTGGTGCCAATAGGTGTCTACTTGGTCTGGCATTGAATCACCAGTCATGTGTTGTGATTTTTCTTCACGGTTTAATTTTTGTTCTTCTTGTTTAAGATTTTCCAACGGAACGTGAATTTTTTGCATAACTTGTTGTCTTGTTTCTGGACTAACACCTTTAAGCGATGCTTCTACTCTACTTAAAGCTTCATCATAACTATTAATAGTCATTGTATTACAACTATTTTGCATGCTGCCATTCATGTTTTGACCATCAATCATTTGTTCTCTGAGTCTTTGTTTTATAAAACTTTTCATATTACTGTCCTTTACGTAATTCAACTTGGTTTACAATGTCAAATTGAACAACACTTTTTATTGTTGTTACTTCTAAATTTGATGTTGCAAGAATATCCAAATAGTAAGTATTCGGGATAAGACTAGCTGTATCTAACAAGAAATAATAATAATTGTTTGCCATTTCAACTGGTTGGAAATCAATCACTGTTAATTCTCTCACACCTTCTTTAACATATAATCTATATTGAAGGTTATCAATACTTTGAGTTTGTTCTACGGTGTAAGGAATTCTAGCTGATACGATACCTTTACGGATATCACCACGTTTTATTTTTTCTTGGTTTCTGATACCACCAATCGATACAGCAATTTTTTTAGGTAGCATATCGTTGTTTCCAATATTGTAATATTCCATCGATGGTCTCATTACAAAATCTAAACTAATATTTGGTCTGGTAACACCGTTTATCACAACATCACTCCAAACATCGTTATACATTGTATTTTCGTTTGAATTAGTTGTTGGTACGATGATATCAATAGAATAAACACCCAAAGTAACGTGTGTAACCTCAGAAGATGTATATGATGAAAATATAACACCGTTTTCATCATAAATGTCAACACTAGGTATAGAATCCAAATTAGTTGGATTTCCCGCAAGATTTACGTAAAGATATAGTTTGTTATGTTTATCTAAGAAAAAGTTGTTTCTATCGTCTTTAATATGGTTATCGTAGATTGTTTCAACAAATGGTTCATAAAATGTTTGTGTGTTGTTAGTAAAGAATCCAACATATTGTAGAGCTGATGTGTTTATTTGTTCATAACCTCTAGCATACGCAATTCCTAATCCATAGTTTGTGTCACCAGTTAACAACCCATTAACGTAGTCTGTAATATCCATTTCTATGTTTTCATTACCTTTATCAAAGTGTTGTGTTGTTACAGTAATTCCTGATGGTGAACCAGAATAAACACCAGTACCGTTGGTCCATGCTTCACCAGTTTTGGCTGCTGTCCAATTTGATGGGTCACTAGAATAGAAATAATCACCACTAACAATTATAGGAACTTCATAATCATAACCTACACCGTTATCCCAATCTTGATTAATTTTGAATAAAATCAAATCAAATGATGAAGCTCTGTCTTTGGCTTCCATTGTACCGTTTAAAAGGCCTGTATCGAACGATGCTGTGTTGGTTAGTCTAAGAGTATGTTTTAGTTTAGTTAAGTCGGTATACGTGCCCCCAGTGTATAAATTTCTAAGTCTAGTTTCATCAAAGTAAAATAAAAACCTACTATATTTTTCTGCACCATCAGCACCACCGTAAAATAACTCAGCCACTGGGTTTAATCCAGTGTTAACAATTGAGTTACTAACTATTGTGTTGTTTTTATCGAAATATGTACGTATTACCATGGTTTTGTTTTTATTATAAATATCATAAAAACAGTAATAAGCTTAATTAATACGAATGTTTTTAGATAACATAGAATCTTCCAATTCTTTGGCTTTATCTAGGAAAGCTTTTACGGCTTGTTTATTTCCTTCAATAGTTAAATCAGTACATTTATTACCATGTCCGTTGTGTACGTGATTTAGGAAAGCATCTTTTAACAGTTTTAAATATTGTAGTAATATATCACCAAAAGGTAGTTGGTGAGCTTGAGAAAGAATTCTTAACATTTCTTCGTCACTAATCAGGTTTTGTTGGTTAGTAACTTCAAAACTTGGTGAACCACCATGTGTGATAAGGTTTATTTTGTTTGAAACTATATTGGTAATGGTGCCAATTTTATTATTAACTAGTGTTTGGTCTACGTTAGTTGTTTCTAATACGGCATTATTTTTAATTTGAATAAATCCTTGTGTTGCGGTATTGAAAACAAAAGGGTATGGGTTTTCACTAGGGTTAAATATTGGTGCTTCAACAAACTTACCAGCTCTAAGAACTATTTCATTCTTTTTTTGTGTGATATCAGTATTGTATCTACCTTGAATTGATACATCTTCAGGGTTAGGGAAAACACCAATTAACTCTGGTATTGCAATAGCACCACCTTTGTTTGTAATATTTATACTTGGTTTTGTTGGTCCGAAATTAAAACCAGATAATGCAGTTGTTTTAGCACTATCAAAATCTAATTTATTTAATTGTGAAATGATAGGTCCGATAAACATTCTATCCCCACTTTCCTTTTCTTTACTAAAAACAAAAACCCAAACACCTTCACCAACTTTTGGTTGAACTGATAAATGTTTAGGTAGTAAAGGATGGCACCATGGTAATTTATCATAATCGGTACCACTATTTACTATTTCGTCATCACCACCATTACTTACAGAACCTTTAATCCATACTTTTATACGCCCCAAACTACTTGGGTCGTTAACAGACATTACTTCACCATATTTTAAATAAGTAAATGTTTTGTAGGTATCGTACTGGCTTTTTTCACCTCTGGTATGTTTGTTATTTAGCATTATTGTTCCCCTTTAAGTCTTTTTACAATTAGTTTGTTAGCTACGTCAAATCTTTTTTCGATTTCAACTAGTTTATCATAGTCTTGCAACATTTTAAGTTTTATAGCCTCGTGGTCGGCCTCCATTTGTTTTATTTCAAACAAAATTTCATTGTTTGATTTTGATTCTAAATCTTCGTACATAACATTATTTTAATTATCTCATTATTCCATTACCGACACCCATGGTTGTTGTAAACCCTTGCACTACAATAGGTCCACCTAGATTAGCGCCCACCGCTGTTATTGCAACTCCAGGAGGTATAACAACGTTGACCACAGATTCTGTTAACAAAGTATTTATAACCTCATCAACCTGTATAGCTAACATAGCTTCGCTAGTGTTATTTCCATCAGCAAAAACATCACCAACTGGTAAACCAGCTTCAGATTGTCTAGCTATAATTCTAGAAGCCACAGCTTTGGCTGACATTCCTGGTCTTAGTGGTGCACCTACCATAATAAGTGGTGGTGGTAATGGTTCTACAGGTGTATCTGGAATTTTAAACAAAGATAAAATTATATTTAAAATTCCAGATATATTTGAAAAATCAAATATATTTTCGGCATTTTTTTTAAGTTCTGAAAATTTTTCTTTACCTTGGTTTAGCGCATTGCTACCTTGTCCCGATAAGTTGTTTATTCCACTCATTATATTAATCCTTTAATTTTTCTAATAGCGTCTTGAGGAACACCTAATAGACTTATCAATTGTTGTTTTTTATTGTCAACCTTTTCTTTTAATTTAATAACAGCAGCGTTACCAGCTAATTTACTTATTTCTCGCATAGCAATAGCCATAAGGTATTGAACAATAATGTTTGTAATTTCTTTAGTTACAGCGGTAAATAGTGCTCTATTTTTCTTTATAAAGTCAATAGGGTCTTTAAATGTTGATGCAACTCCGAAAATTATTTTAAAATTAATTAGAAAAATAATTATAATTTTCGGTGATAATAAAACACTAGTAATTGTTTTGATTAAATTTTTTATTAAATCTTTAAAAAAGCTAATTTTAACAGTTTGGCCGTCTTGATTGTTGGGTATTTGACTACTTAAGTTATCGGCCATGCTATTTAAACTAGTATTTATAATATCCCTCTTTTGTACTAACGTAACACTAGGTGCGTTTAAATCATTGGTCAATGTTTCTAAATAACTAATTGGCATATTGGCTTTTGTTTCTACACTAGTTTTAACTCTAATAATACCATTTTTCCTATCGTTTGCTAAGTATTGTTGTTGAGCAATCTCTTCATTTGAAAACTCGAAATAATCATCAGTTATTTCTTTATTAATGTCAGCGTTTGATAACCTATCAATAACGTCATTAATTTGAGCTTCCATCTCAAGTTGTTTATTGGTTTTATTCAAATTAAAAGAAATTGAACCAAATAAAGCATCGATGATTTTGTTTATTATATTACTAGATTCAAATAAATCCAAAGAATCGATAAAATTATCATTTAATTGGTTAAGTTTTTTATTGTCATATGTTTGGTTACATTTGATGACAAAACAATTGTTTGGGTTTCCATTTGTCCCTATAGAATAAAATGTAAAATCCAAAATATTCTGCCATGTGCGTGTAGTACCTTCGTCTTGAATAACAACATATAAAAACGTA